GGAACCAGTTGCTGAATTTAGGGCATAACAGGTTATGGATTGAGCAGCTCCCAATATCGTTGGCTGAAAAGATAACATGATTGAAAATGGAGATGTAACACCAAAATACAAACCATTCGAAGCTCCATATCCATAGTCCTGATTTGCTGCAATCGCCTTAATCCCTGGACCTGCTGATGTATTTACATATCCAGTACAAGTTGCTATTCCAGAGTAAAATGTCATGGAAGGAAAATTAAAAGAATATTCAGATATGGCAAACGAAGCTCCAGTTATTGTCCGCATCTCGTTAAAAAGCCATGCGGCTTTCAAATTTGCAGCCAGTTTGTGTCCTAAATTAAGGACAAATCTTGAAGTCTTTGTCATAATAAATTAGATACCGGTTACCTGTCCAGCTTCCACTCTAAAAGTCACCGTCTGAGCAGTGTTTGAACCATAAACCACTCGGACATACATAACATCCAGGTTATAAATTGGCACAGCAACGGAAACAACAGCAGCATTACCTGTTGAACCCAATATAGCACCGCCATAATTGAAATAATTTGTATTGTCATAAGACACTTGAACCTGAACTTGTCCGGCAACAGTCGGTCCGGTTGCTCCATTAGTCATCTTAACAAGCAACCCCTGTCCGTAATTTGTAGTCCATGTTATTGCACCACTGGTTACTGATCCACTACCGCCGCTAAGTGCAACATCATTCAAAATAACCGACAAACTTTTTGTTGATGGCATTATGCACCTACCTTTTTAAGCACTCTTGCTTCTGTTGAAATTTTCACACCGACCGGAGCGTTGCCGCCATTCATAAAATCAGAGAGTTCTGCTTCGTCGATAATTGATTGCTCATAAAAAGCACGGGCAGCTTCAGCTTTCTGTTTCAATGCTTCCAGCACATCATTGTCAAAGCCAAGTAAGCCCTCAGACACCGGCAGGATATTTTTTAGCTTGCTGGGTGGCGCTGTGGTCTGTGGCGCTGCTTTATAGGCGGCCAATTCGTCGAGATTATATTCGGTATGCTCGATTGCTACCATGTCAGATCCCAAAGCAATAGCTTCTTTGACTGCGGCCAGGCTGCCCATGTCCTTAATCGCGCCAAACTCGCCCGTCTTGCTGAAATTGAAATCCGGTGTCTTGCCGTCGTCGTACTTAAAAACCATTGACACCGTGCCTATCTTCAATTCCTTCTTGTCCTCTTGCCATTGTGTCTTGACCGTCCATTTTCCGTCCATGATTATTCCCCCTCGTAATAAAAGCCCTGTTCACATTCCGCGAATGCTCGCAGGATATTTTTAATTGATTGAATTATTTTATCCATAAATTTTTTAGTAAAGTGTTTTTATATAATAGCGGCCCAGGGAGTTGAACCCCGATCTCCGGATTATGAGTCCGGTGCCTTACCTCTTGGCCAGGCCGCGATATTTTCATTTTTTCTTATTCCAGGGAATACCGCCGAACGTCCGGACGGCGCAATATATCGTCCACTTTTTCCAGGTTTCAACTTTTTCAAATTCCATCCCGGCAAATAAAACGTCGTCGGCAAATTTACGGGACACTTCTTTGCCGTCGGCCATGTGCGTTTTATAAAGATAGTCGTGAAAAATAGCCGGGGGACCATATTGAGCGTGGGGGCCGTCACCACAAGGCGGCAGGATGTTCCAAAAAGTACGCGGGATACTGGCAAAGTCCGTGATAAATCCATCCGGTATTTTAATTATAGTGAGCATGTTGACCACCGCGTAAAACCTGTTGTCGATATTCTGCACCAGCCAATTATGGCCGTCCAGGAAAAGCAGGTCGAGCTTGCCGTAAATGGTGACTTTCATTTTTTTAAATGCTCCTCTATGCGCGCCACGCGCTGTGAAATACCGTCCTGGCCGTCTTTGCCTTTTAATTCAGAATAAATATTCTCAATTTTTTTTTCCATGCGCTCAAACCTTGCGCACTGTTCACCATGCGTGGGGCAATACTGCTTGCCCGAAAGCCGTGTTACCACCCAGGTAATGGCGGCCGTGATTGTGGCCAATACCCCGGCGATAACTCCCAAATTCCCGACGGTATTCTCCGACATTTTACGCCTGCGGTTTTGTGGCGTTCCAGGCTTTCATAAAGTGGTGAATTATGCCGATAATAAAGCCGACCAGGCCGACGCCCTGTGTGACATTGGCATACACATTGCCCGCCGCATCCAGTTGCACCGGCAGGGAGTGCATGGCGTTCATCACCTGCTCATCGGTGATGGGTACGCTGTTGCCGGCCAGATATTTGCCCAACAGAATAATGGCGATGCTGATGACTGTTTTTTTGCCGTCGATTAAAGCCAGTAATCTTTTCATTTTGCAATTCCTTTCGATAATTCTTTAAAGTGAATTTCGTAACGCCGTTGAAATTTGGATTGTATGGATTCTTTATTATTAATAACGGCGGGTTTTAAAAACGGACGGGGCGAAACGCTGGCATGTCGATTCTCTCTTTTCCAAGCATGGGCCCTCACCTCCCACCATTCGGGATAGTTAAACCCTTTTTCCGATTTGATGTTTGTGCCAATGTACCCGATTGTCAGCTTCCCGGATTGCTCGACATCAAACCCGATCCGATTCGTAAGCCCATGTTTTGAAATAAGGCGACTTGGGCGTGGTCCCTGTAGTTCACCCCGAACAAAGAGGGCGGCATATTTTACCGTATCAAGCATGGCTAATTTCATGGCCTCTGTATTGATCGCTTTTAATCGATCAAGATCAGCGATTGTTTTTGATACGTCGGGTTGCATTTTAAAACTTCCGCATAAAGGGTTCGAGTTTCTGTAAAATATGCTTCGGCAATCTACTCCCATCAATGGCGACTGACCCGCCCCCAACGGTCCGCGACGTGATACCGTCCCGGTTTTCGATAATATCCTTGTAGCCGATGCGGATTATTTCCAGGCAGGTCATTTCGGCATTGTACGGGACCTGGGCAAAACCGGAATTATAAACCAACTTGATACTGCCGTATCCCGATAGAAAAGAATTGGCATAATATCTTATCTGGCGTTTTTGGTTGACGATGATCATGTCTGCCACACTCAAGGCAGATGCCGCCGGGAATAATCGGTCCAGATCCTCGTAAATAGCCGTGATGGAATTGATGGGGAAATTTACGGGGGTTATCAAGTCGCCGTCACCGTCGTGATATTCGGTCAATTCAATGGCCTTGATATTAATTTGATCGCCACCATTGCCGCAGTATCGATTGATAAAATCCGATGCACCATTGATTAGCATGGTAATTATGGTGTCATGGCTGGTATCCGCCGGAGCCTTTAAAAACGTCTTGGCCGTGGCCAGGTCAGTCAATGCAATGGCACTATCAAGCGTTATGATGGGCATTTGTTATTTTTTATCTTCGGGTTTTTCCGGCGCCTTTTTCACATCGACGTGTTTCACGAAATGCGCCAACGCTTTCGCTCGTGACGCGGTGAGCAGAAACGGCTTATCTTCCGGCGTTTTTTTACCGAGTCCGATATCCGAAAACGTCCTGATCGCAACCACTAAAATCTTTTCTTCTGCTTGCTTCTCCGGGATGGGAAGTTCCTGCTTATGTTGTTTCCCGATATTCACTGTTTTTCCTTTCTTTTGGGGAGCGGCCATATAGCGACCGCCCCCCATGAATAATTATTTATCGATATAACTCCAGGTCAGGTACCGCAGGGTATCGCATCCGGTCGCACCGAAAGAACTTTGCCGGTAAACCAATGGGCACGACATTTTCCCCACAATGGATTGCGCGGGAAAGGTATTCTCCGTGAGTGCGGTCAGTTGGTACATTAAATTATTGGCATCGCCAGGCGCACCAAAGGCCCACGCCTTTTTGCCAGCGGCGGCGGTCGTCGCAATGGCCTCACCATGCTTAAATTCCACGCTTCCGCCGGCGGAATAGACGCTGCAGGTAACGGTCTGATATATCCCGCTGAGATGCTCAATGACTATGATGTCACCAGCAGCGGGAGCATTGCCCCCGGCATCCGGGATCGTATCGGTCAGGGTACACGCCACCGCACTGGCCAGCATGGCCTTTTTTAAGGTGGTGATAACATTAGGCACCAGAAAGTAAGCCTTGTGCGCCGTGGTATCACAATGGGTAACCCCGCCAGTAATCACAATGCGCGCCCCGGACATAGGCGGGATGGTCACCTTAATGGTGTCCGCGCTATCGCCCACCGCCGTGGTTTGACCCACATACCCGCCGCCGGTCAGGTAGCAATTCATCGCCAGGTCCGATCCCTTAACCAGGAACGGAATACAGGCGAAGACTGCCAGCGCCGACAAAATAAAGAGAAGTTTTTTCATTTTATTTTTTCTCCTTATTTATTAATGTAACCCCAAGACAAATACCCCAGGGTGTCGATTTTTGTGACGCAACCGCTACGGTAGACTATCGGCCCGCCAACCGACCCTATAATAGCATCCGCCGGATAATTATTCACCGTACTGACCGTTAATTGATACGCCTGGCCATTGGCATCACCGGGGGCGCCAAGTCCCCAGACTTTTTTACCGGACGCCACAGCGCCTAAAGAATTAGCCTCGCTCTTTTTAAAAAATATCTTTAGCCGGTCGGTGGCCGTCGAACAGGTCACGGTCGCATACTGTCCGTTGGTCTGCTCGATCACAAAAATATCTCCGGCGGCAGGGGCGTTACCGCCCGCATCATAGCAGGTGTCCTTGGTATACAGCGTCTCGGACAAGGCCGCCATAGCGGTTTTCACCGTGGTCTGCTTGTTGGGCGTTAAAAACCACGTCTTATGCGCGGTGGACCCCACCAAAATCGACCCGCCCAGAATAATCGGGCGCAACCCCGTCATCGGTGGAATAGTGACTTTAATCGAATCGGATACAGCCGATGTTTTTATGCCCTGATAACCGACTGATTCCAAATACACGTTCATGGAAATACCGGCAGCGTTCATAAATAACGCCACAATGCCGAAAACCATGAGAACAGACAGAATAATTCCGTAAACTTTTCTCATTGTTTCTTACCTCTCTTTTTCGTTTTGATGTTGGGCGGTTACTGTTTAGTAGCCGCCCAACACATCGTTATTTATGCAGCCGCCGTGCTTAAAATGCAGAACGCGCCGGGTAGGGCCACGTTCTGGGCCTTGCGGATACGCGCCCGCAGGAACACCTGGTCGTACTGAACGGCCTGGATGGTCTGGTTGAAAAATTTGATCTCCATACCGATCCGGTCACCACTGACCATGTTCGCGGGATTGCCGTAGGCCATTACCGGTTTACCGGCGGTCTGGTCAGACAGGGCGGGCATAGCGTCACAAATCCAGTACGGTTTGCCGTTGATCGTTGCGGGAGTCGTAGGATTCCACGGCTGACGATAAATCGGGTCGCCTTGGGCGTTATGCATGTTGCAGACGACATTAAATGTCTCGCTATGCATGATATAACCGGCCCCGGCCCGTACACTGACAGGAATCTGTGTCTGCATGTTGTTCATGTCCGTCCAGCTTACTGCGCTGCCGTCGGTTTTCCCGGTAGGCATAGCCATGGCGACAGTCCCGGAAACCGTCAAGAGTCCATAGCTGGCATCATTGATGGTTTCATTGTCGAACGTCACGCCCCAGGCCTCGCCGAACAACTTGGAGAAAAATCCCACCAATTCTATCTGTGAGTCCTCCATGAGTTCTTCGGTCAGGGTCATCCATGCGGCGTATGTGTTCGCATCCAAATCAAACGTGGTGAACGTCGGGTTGGTTTCGGTTTTGGCCGTGATCTGGTTAGTAACTTTAGTAAATGACATATTGGCCACCTGACGCGGCAGGGTGATCTTCCGGTTGATCATAGGGATGTGCGTAATAACCGGGGAAATCATGCTGGCCGCCTGGGCGATCCGCCAGATTTCATTGGTGTACGCCTGGGGCGCCAGATACTGCCCGGTCGCGGCGTCTGACCGCAGGGGGGTGCCGACCAGGGCTTTGATTTCTTCGTCGGTCGGCATACCTTTGATCGCGATCAGCCGGTCGTTGCCCTCTTTCCAATCATCGCCGCCGACGTCGTTGACAAACCCGCCGTACTGCATGATCATTTTCATATCAGCCGCCGGATTTTTACTACGGCCATAATGACGCCGGTACATGGCGCCCAGGGTTTTGCCCGCTATTTCCCGGTCGGTCATTTTGGTTTCCTGCTGCTGCTGGGAAAAGACGGTCGCATTTTCCAGAAAATTCTGAAATTTGACATTGAGATCGTCGATCATTTTTTTTATCTTGGTATCGACGTCAGACACCGATTGTTTGCCCGCTTCTACAAGCGACTTCTGCTCGGTCAGTTCGTCCTTGATGGTTATCACGAGCATTTTAAAATCCTGCGCCGTGAGTTTCCCACCATTTTTTTCCAACTCGTTTACACGGTTGGAGATTTCCGCAAGTCTGTCTGCCATTGTTTTTACTCCTCTAAGATTGATGTTTGGGAATCTGAATTATTTATAAGAATATCACCCAATATCCCATCGTCCTCGTGTGCTTCGGGTTTTTCTGACGGAATCACTCCGTCCCCGTCGAGGATGGAATCAAAGATGGTTTTCTTATGTGATTGATTATCGCTTACTTCCTGTTCCATATCGGCCAGCTTTATTTTCATGTCCGCCAGTTCGTCGCTCAGCTGCTCAATGGTTTTTGTTTCTTGCTCCGCATCAAACCCAAAGGAAAGTGATAAAAGCGATTTGATTTCCGTCTTTACCTTTTCCATTGCCGCCTTTACCTCAGGGGTTGTGGCTTCGTCGTTTAATCCGGTGGGCACCTGGGAATATCCATAACATACCCATGTCTTGACATCCCTCCCACCGTCAGCCAATGGCACAAATTCAATCGATTTAAAATCAATGGACCAGTTCGGCATAAATCCATCTCGTGCTTTTTCATATAACCGTCGCCCGGTATTATCGGGAGTCGGTAATTTACTGCCGTCGTAATATTTGGTTGTGGCGATAATGCCCTTATTCCCCGCCGGTGATACACCGGGCCGGAATCCCAGAGGTTTGGCTATCGGCTCAGCCATTGAATCAATGCCGATACCCAACCGGTTCATGCCCACCAGGCCATGATTCAGCATGACCACGGGTTTCCCATATAATTTCATGCCGTCCGCACGCATAATATCGCCCCCAGCATCCTGCTTTTCGGTGGAAATAAAATGCTCAATAATTAAATTTTCATCGTCGTGTTTTAAAACTTCACTTGGGAATACCTTTGTTTCGATCATCATGTTTTTCATTTTTAATCCTTTATGCCGCAGGCATGGTTTGACATTCACAGTTTATAACATCTTCCGCGTCCGCTGCATTATCATGCGGCCAGCGGAGACCATTGCTGAACTTTTCCCCGATCATTCTCACTTCTCCGTCAACAGATCCATGATGATCTATGCGGGGTTCTTTTGCGCCCATCGATCCCGACCAGGCGTGTTTTTGTACACCAAGTTCTTTCATGGTATCTATTCTGGAATTATTTACAACCCCGGATATTTCGGTCTGTGCGATTGTTGCCGCCCTCACCTGGGCATCTTTCATTGTGCCCTTGAGCCCGTCAATCAAGCTTTGTTTTATTACCTCGTTGCGGTCGCCGTTTTTCAGCCCGTCGTCAACGATCTTCCTTATCTTTTTTCTTAGTTGCCGCCCGATGGTATTATTGATTTCTTTAATGTGGATTTTTTTCTCTGCCAATGTCGCCAGCATGGTGGGATTATTCATAACAAAGGCCCGGCCAATATTGACAGCAATGTCCTTTGCGCCCACCTGGTAAGCCGCCGCATAGTACGGGTCTGAGATTTTCTCCAATTTGTCATTATAAGGTTTCATGTCGGGGACAATATTCACAATTATATCGGTCGGACTATATGGCATTTCGGCCTTTTCCCCTGGTGAATAATCGGCCATTTTTTTCAGTATATCTGTCCGCATTTTGTAAAAGTATTTTTCATCCAGATCTTTGCGAAACGCCGAAACTATCGGATCAAGTTGCCGTTTTAATTTGCGCCGCGTCCGGGAAGAAAGGTCAAATAGGCCCTTGACATCCATCGGAAGAATTTTTCCATCACAATAAACCATCATTTTGCCAGAGGTCGGCTCAATGACTGGCGCGGGGGGTGAAATGGGGTTTTTATCGGGCGCAAGTGTCACATTATTTATTTGTGGTTCTGTTCCGACCGGCACGACACTTGACGGGATATAGCCAACGTCGCCGCCCTCTATTGGACCCGTACCAAGATCAAATTTTTCATCAAGATTATTATAGGGGACGCCCATGTCCCAATATTTTTTTGCAGTATCCAATTTTGAACTTAATCCCTCGCGGAGTACCTCAATGACAGATAAATCAAAGGCACCTACAACGCCGGTGAGTTTTTCCGCCTGTATGATTTCGCTATCAATTACCGACTCATAGTAGTGCATTTCCGGGATAAGATTATTATCATAGAGTTGCACCCGTTGTGCGGTGATGTCGGCCTTATTCTGGCTGCTGCCCTCGGTGTCCTGCACAAGTGCGGCGGGCGTATTCAAGAGGGCGTAAACTTTCGACCGCTCCCATTTCGACAGATCCACAAAGGATATGTCTTTTTGCACGGCCCCGAGGAGCTGGGCCCCGGCGCCCTGGCCCATGACCATAACGTCACGCTTTTCCCCGCCATGCTTTTGGATGAATTGATCGCGTTTGGCATTGGCGTCATTCTCATTCATCCGCTGATCTGACGAAATAATAACTTTCGGCTTTATCGCCGGGTTTCTGAAATAATCACGATTGAAAAGCTGGGCCGCATAATCCGTATCCAGACCCAACATCCCGGCGGTCAAATCGGATAAGCCGCGATATTTATTATAGGGATTATAGTTTTTAAATTGGACAATATCCGAGGCCAGGATAATCCTATACTCACCGCCCAGGCCATAGGTATATTTCCATGAGACAATCATGTCCATCGTCCGGTCAACCTGCTCTTCCAACTGATCCGGGTTAAGAATATTCAGGCGCGTAATAGTGCCGTCAATGGCCCGTTGCTTTTCCCAGAACGCCTCGCCACGTATCCGGCGCCAAGTGAACGTCCCCTCCCAAAGTGAAAATCGATTTAAGTTAGGCGATACCCAGTCAAATAAACGGGCCGGGTATATCCGCTTGTCCATGTCTTTATCGTTCAGTTTTAAGCGGAACGGTACCTGGGCAAGATTGATTTTGCCGACATTGATGCAGGCCATTACCCAGACATTTTGTAAATAGGGGGATGTGATGCGGATGCGGCGGGAATTATTATCTTCTTGGTCCGCCTCGTTTAAAACGTGGGTGAACATATCGCCGGGCGGAAGTGATGTAGAATAAGAATCCAATCGCAGGTTTCCGTCACCATCCCTGGTTGCGGCGATCCCTTTTATTTCTTGCTGGGGGAAAATAAAATTGATCGCTTTTTCCCGGAGTGTTGTTTTTATTCCGTCGAACATTTTATTTTTTAAATAAAAATCTGATTAGTGTTTTCGTTTAAGACATTATGCAAATACCAAAGAGCCGACGGCGTATGACTGTTCTCATGCTCTGGCATGTCCTGACCTTGCTTCCAGGAAAAAGACTCAAACTCATTGATGGTATTTACGCATTTCGGATCGACCGTCAACCTGGCCCGGCCGTCCCCCTGGACTTTCAAGCGGTTTTGGATCGCTCCGATATTATCCAGTACGCGCCCCTTGCCGCCAACTGCCGGGATATTATTATTTATCATATCAGCAATCAAGCCGGCTGCCGAATTATCGACCGCCACCAACTCCACATGATAATCATCCGCCCACGATTTAGCAAAGGCCACCACGTCCTGCTGGAGCTTCCCTGTTTCATAAAATTCGTCGAATACATGCCAACGCCCATCACTGTCTTCGCCCACCAATAAAATCACGGCGGGATCAGTATATCCCTCGTCACATGCCAGATACCAGCGGACCATTTCTTTTGCATCACGCTCGCAGACGTGCGGGCCGCCCAAGAATGCGTCAAACATGTCATAGACCGCACCCTCTGCCGTTGACCATATCCCATCACGCAAGCGCTTTAAGCGGACGCCGGTCAGGTGATCCAGTACGGCCATGGTCCGTTTGCCCTGTGCCGTGATATTCCCGGCATCATCAAAAAGCATGGGGTTATCTCTGTGAAATGATTTTAAAAGCGTGAGCGCCCCGGCGAATGCCCGGTCTAAAATCCAATGGTTGCGTGGACCGGGATTGCAGTCCCCATAAATCTGCGGATGCGGTATGACCGCCGCCCGGCCCGTGCAACGCGTGGTCATCAATTCCCATCCGTTTAATTTTAATTGCTCCGCTTGGTTGACATAAATGAAATCGCGTTCACCGGATAAAACTTTGTCCGGTTTATCCATGCCGCCGATCCAAATGACCGAGTCGTTGGCATAGATATACTTTTCTACATGCTCACCGCCGAACGGGACCACCGGCGCACCGCTGATGACTTTATTAAACGTGGTGAGGACCGTCCCGTGCATACTGGAATATTCCTGACGGACAATAGCGCCCTGACAGCCGGGATAATGACAAGCCAGTATGTGCGCTTTCCAGCAACAGGCAAAAGTTTTGCCTGTCTCCGCCGGGCCGGATAGCATTACTTCGGGATTATGGTTATAAAAAAGTTTCTCGTTGTCACCGCGAAATTTTATCTGGGCGCTGGGGTCGTACTTTATCGTATATTGCATTGCAATCACCGCCACAAATATAAAAAATAAACGGGCATACATTACACGGCCTCCGGATTAATGCCAATGCCAATAATACTAATTTTATTCCCATCACTTTCAAGGCCAACTGATTGTTGCGGCATCCCATACGCCCGATTGCGCAACGAGTCCGCCGCCCTCACTGACGCGCCCGGATCATCGGTCTGGATCACGATATTAAAAAGCCGCCGGTTAATGAAATTCTCCCGCGTGTCTTTTTCTGTGCGCTTGGAGCCGTCCGCATTGGTGATAGTGAGTGATATTTTCTTTTGTAAAAAGTCCCGCGTGATCTCGGCAATAGTATTGCCCACTTTTGCCCGGCCCTTGCGATTGATTAACTCCGGGTGTGCGGCGAATCCTTGCTTGCGGTCTTTTTTGTCCATTAGGCGGCGATCCTTTCAAACGATATGGATGTACGAGATAAAAAACATCCCGATGTTCCCGATATTCCCGATGTTCCCGATGTTTTTCTACGCGGATTATCTTTGCCCGATGGACTGGTCCCTAATTTTGCGCGTCCCTTAAATTTCCATGCTGTATTTTTAAAAAGTGATTTTATAAATCCGGGATGTGCGGTTGTTATGCTGAGTTGCCGTCCGGTTTTAAAATGATCTTTGGCGACTGAATTTAAAAATTTCGTACCTATTCCAATGCCCTGATAATCCGGCAATATAATTATACGCGAAATCCTATCACGTCCCGTCCATCCGCAGCATTGCAAAATAGCGCAGAAACCAATTATATTTTTAGTTTCCATATCAAAACAGCCCCAACACTTTGCCGCTTTATGTAAATTGTGATCTAAATAGTGATATTGTCTAAAATTTTCCCATTGATTATTTTCGACTCGACCGATTGCAAAACGAAAAGTGCCGGATTTTCCGGCAGCTCCTTTTTTGATCTCTTTTTCGGGGACACGCAAAATCCAATCAGGCTGAATATCGTTTATAAAATCCTCGTGACATGAAATTGCCACAAACTTTTTATCTGTTTTTCTGATATATCGGCCAAGAGATTTTGAAATTATACGGGCCACATGTCTGTCAACGGTTGACGAAAATTCATCAAAGCAAATTATGTTTTTTTCTATGAGACAACGAGCAAGATTTGCCCGCATTTTTTCGCCTTCAGAAAGCAGCGAATACGGCTTTAGCCAATTTGGAACAGAGGAAAAACCGACACAAACAAACATTTCACATATTGACTTTACATCGGCTTTTATTTCTTCCACTATCGGCAATGATCCCCATTTAAACGATTTTTGATAATATTCACCCGCCCATTTTTTTGAGAGTACACTTTTGCCACTTCCGCTTGGGCCCGTTATAACACCGATTTTCCAATCGTCTGAAAAGTCGGGTAAATTTGCTTCGACTATGTGCCGCGTTTCTTTATCGTCGAAACCATACATTCCTCGAATAGCGGATATTTTAAAACTCGAAACAATGGGGGATTTTAAATCACATTTAATATTTTGCATTTATATCCCTCTGATTCAAGCCGTTTAAATAATTTTTCGGCGTCTTTTTCTTTTTCGATACTCACCACTATTGACCAACCGTCAAGCGGCTCGGCATCGGCGGGCTCGCCGCCCTCGAATTCCTCTTTGCCGATTGTACGCGGATTGCGGGGATTTAAAACGAGAGACGAAACGGAAATTGTATCGGCGGCAGTTTTACTATTTTTTTTTGCCATTGCTTATTTCATCCCGCCGCTCTCCACAGTGATGAGACTACGTGATCCCTGGGAAACGGGTGGTAAACCAGGGGTACGCGTGGAGATTGCGGCAGGACTTTGCATGGTTGATCTCATCATGGTTTAATAAATACGATAAAATCCTTTAAATGTCAATATAAATTTGAAGATGAAACTTTCTCAAGAGATTCTAAAGATTTTTCTTGACATTTTGAGGCCCATGTATTATACAATTGTCATGGACGGAAAAATCAAAAAGAAGTATGGAAAATAAGCGTGCTACATTATAAACCAAAAAAACGGACAGGCGCATTAAGATATAGCACTTGTCTGGCCGTTATGTGCTTCGTAACGCCGTAAGGAGCAATTATTAAATGTGCGCCGAAATAGCGGACAACAGCTTCATCTGCGCGGACTGTATGGAAGTGCTGCGCGAAATACCGGACAAGAAGTTTGACCTGTGCCTGACCGACCCGCCGTATGGACTGGAGTGGAAATATACAATTATGTTCGGTAAAAAGTGTCCACAAACACTTGCAGTGGATAAAATGAATGAGTGGGATAAGCGCCCATCATTGGAAATCTTTAATTTAATTAAAAAAATTAGCCAACATCAAATTATATGGAGAGGCAATTATTTCGCGGATTTGCTGGGAGCATTTTCACAGCCGATTATATGGGATAAAAAGACGGGAAACAATTATTATGCCGATGGTGAATTGGCGTGGACATCAATAAAGGGGACAATGCGTATTTTTAGGCATCAATGGTGTGGAGCATTTAAAGATAGTGAGCGCGGAGAACAAAACGTTCACCCCACCCAAAAGCCCGTCGCCCTGTTTATCTGGTGCCTGGAAAAGTACAGCAAGTCGGGGGATTTGATCATTGACCCGTTCTGCGGTTCCGGCACTACCGCCATTGCCTGCCACAAAACCGGGAGGCGTTTTGTGTGCATTGATAAGGAGCCGGAATATATCCGGATCGCGCAGCAAAGATACAAGAATTTAATCGCGCAGACTGAACTGTTGCCGCTCGGCGCACTCGGCGTTACGGCACATAACGGGCGGTAAACGTGGTTAATTTAAATGTCCGCCACGCTTACCGCCTCACATTGTACGCACCCGCCCGCTCGTTATTGCGCGGCGGTAAATTATTAATGCGGCCTCGTGCCGCAGGGGAAATTAGAAATGCATGAAGAATTAAAATTGTCTTGCATGGCTGCAAGTATAAACGGAACCCCTTGCCAACAAGATGCATCCATAATGATGCGGGGCAAAGAAAATATTTTAGGTCCGCATCTAATATGTTTTTGTAACAAACATTTCCATATGTATGAAAAACGGAAACTTAGGGGAATAATTAATAGATCCGGGAATCTTGTGTTTATGGAGGAAATATAAAATGAATAAAACAAAGACTCTACTTTCAAAAATGAGTAATTCAGATTTTGAATTACTCATGAAGGCTTTTGAGCGGCCACCGGTTATAGGGTTTTTCAAGGTTTACCATGTTACTTCTGGCACGTGTAAAATGTCCCCTCAAGAAATGGTTGACTTCCGTATGAAACCGGAGCGTCTCAATGCTTAAAAAAGTTATCAAATCCGTGTTTTATCAAAGTGAATATTCTCGGCGCGGGCATGGCCATGTTGAACATTTTTTAGAGTGTGGGTGTACCAGGAGGGAAAAATCAAGCTATGGTTATCCTAAAAAAATGCAATGCAAGGGGAAATATGGAACAGGTCCAAGTTGCGGTGCGCCCGTCGTGGGCGCTGGGGAGCCGCCGCGATCTGATGCGGAGGCGGGCGGGTCGCGTACAACAAGGGATCAATCGCCCAAATTAGATAAATGAGGCGCTTGCTCCCTCACGTTGTCCAAAGTTTAACACTTTACTTATCGGAGGTGTCGCATGTTAAAAACAAATGAATCCGGTTCTGCATTTGGAGTTCATCATCCAGATATTACTGCTGGGTATCATGGCATGTCGCTTCGTGATTATTTCGCCGCTGCTACTTTCCCCGTTTTTATTGGCGTAATTAATGATATTGAGCTTAGCACCAGAATTATGCAGGCAGCGAAACTTGCCTATCTATGTTCTGATGCTTTAATTAAAGCACGCGACACCGATTAATATGAACGTGTTAAACTTCATACAACATGGAAATATGCTCGGTAAATTAAATAACTGGCCGCGCATATTTCCTCACATTACCCGCTAACCCGAAAGGATTTCCATGCTTCCAAATTATCGCAACGACGAGTTGATGCGCAAGGCCGTTCGCCTGGTGATTGTGGCCCTGGCCGTTTTAGTCCTGGCGGCCGGCTGGTTCTGCCTGGGCGGGAAAAAGGATGATGCAAAATTTTATACCGAGCAAAGGGGTGATTGATGTTAAAAAAAATACTACGCCGGTTTGGAATTGAAATTGTTCCGGCCTCAAGTCTGGCTCTGGCGGTGCGCCACGAGGAAGTTCTGGCCGGCATCCGGGAATCGCTGGAGCAAATATCCGCCCAGATCAAGGCCTTGATCGAAAATCCCGTGGACCTGGAAAATTTGCATATTCTCCTGGATTCCGCGATCATACCGCGATACGCCGGGACGGATAAGCTGGACGTGCTGGAGCGCCTACAAATTTTGATCGACAAATACAACCTGTTCCTCAAAGAGAAAACCACAAGGCAAAAATAAAGCTTGACAAAATAGACCGCGTGATATAGTATATATTCAACATGGGGAATTCAAAAGTTATAAAAGGGGTAGGCCCGCGTTGCAAGACAGGCCTCGTAAGCGGGGTTTTCATCCCCATGTTAGCCCTGGCCCTATTTTTAAAACATGGGGGATGCTGTGAGTAATATAAGCATTGAGCGCGTCGGGAGCGTCGTTAAATTGTGGGTGTCCACGGATTTACCCTTTGACGATAAAAATAAAAATAGTATATTAATAACGGCATTTTCTTATGACTGTGACAACATACAGCATGCCGAATTATTTAAACAGCATCTGCAAAAAAAATATAAATTTCAAGAAAAAGAGAAATAAAAAATGGCTCGCCCATCAAAAATGACAGTTGAATATTTTTCCCATGATTGCGAGCATGGAAAAACCATTTATATTCTTGAACAAAAATATGGAAACGATGGCTATGCGTTTTGGTTTAAATTGCTGGAGCACTTGGGTGCCACCTCAGGCCATGTTTTCAGCACGAAAACCCCGGCTGAGCTTGAGTTTCTATCCGCAAAGGCTCATTTAAGCCAAGAAAAATGTATTGAAATACTTGATCTACTATCAAAACTTGGCGCTATCGATGCGAAATTATGGTCGACTGGAGTTATATGGTGTCAAAACTTTATTGACAGGCTATCCAGCGTCTATGAAAAGCGCCATACATCCCTACCAATTAAGCCGGATTGTCTCCCCGAAAACATACCCATAGCCCCCATATCTGAGAAGAAAACACCACAAAGTAAAGTAAAGTATAGTAAAGTAAAGAAAACATATACGATCGATTTTGAATCGTTTTGGTTGGCCTATCCTGTAAAAATAGGAAAAGACGCGGCATATAAATCATGGAATAAATTACCAAGTGGAATTTTACCAGACATATTAAAGACTTTAGGCTGGCAAATAAAATCAGAGCGATGGACAAAAGATGGGGGGCAGTACATCCCAAACCCAACAACCTACCTGAATCAGGGTAGGTGGAAAGACGAACCGCAGTTGGCAAATATAAAATCGGAGTTTGTGTCATGAATGATGCCAACGATTTTAATATAGAACGAGAATTGATTGCCAGTATTATTCAAAAACCGTATTTATTTTCCCAAGTGTCAGGATTTTTACATGCCGCTGATTTTGAAAACCCAAAACATGCCGTGGTATATTCCGCAATAGAGGCGCTGGCCGCCGAGGATAAAATTGATTTAGGAAGCATTGCTGCATGGATCCAACAGATAGGACGGTTGGATGAAATCGGCGGCTATTATTTTTTGTCTCTCTATGCCTCTAATGCCGGCAGTAACGCCCCCTACTATGCCCGGTGTATAAAAGAAAAGGTTTTTAAGGGCGATCTGGCCCTGCGGCTGGCTGATTTAAACGATAAATTGAAAACAATGTTCAGTGAAGATGTTGTGGAAAATCTGCGTGGATTTTTAAAGCAAAAAACTGTGTCCTTAAAAACTTCCGGGGATGGAATAATTGAACCGCTATCCCTTACTGACGACATCTTGAATTACTATAATAATCCTGAAGCTAAGATTTATTCAACCAGCGTTCCGGGCTTGGATGAATTTTATAATTTAAAGCCAGGGGAATTAACTATCGTCCAGGGCATACCATCCAGCGGGAAGTCTGAATTTTTAGATCAGATTCTAATCAATATGGCCAATACTCACGGCTGGAAATTTGCCTACTTTTCTCCAGAGAATTATCCTATTTATTATCACCTGCGGAAATTGATTGAGAAAAAAACCGGAATGACATTTTTAAAAAATATCCAAAATACCAGGATAGATATGGTAACGTTAAATCAGGCAATGATTTTTTTAAACAATCATTTCCGCTTTATTTACCCGCCAGAAACTGAAATAACACTCGATCATATACTCGGTAAATTCCAGTTTTTAATTGACACCGATAAAATTAATGGTGTGGTGCTGGA